GGCAGGAAGGTTTTGGGGCGTAAAAAAACTTGTTACAGGGCTTGGGTTTGCGGGGCTATTATTATTAGTTACATAACTTTCGTCATTTGTGCGCTTGCGTTTGACCACTCTTTGTGGTTGTTCTTGTGCTGCTGCTATTGCTTCGTGTCGCCCTTTACGCAACTGATTACCTAGAACAGCCCCCCTAGACGCATTACATGGCTTACAACTTGGGGTTAAATTCGAAATGTCATTAGAGCCACCAAGCACGTAAGGCACTATGTGATCCGCTTCGGTGGCCATGCGTCCACAACCCCAATTACATAGGGGGTTATCTGCTAGTAGTTCTCTGCGCGCTGCTGCATACGCTTTATCTTGCGTTGTATGTTGGCGTGGCATTGCTACCGCCCTTGCTTTGCTGCGGTTGCTCTCGAGCTGTGCGCGTGTAGGTGTTGTGGGGTTTGTTTAACGTGTCGGGTAGTCATTGGGGCCTATCGGGTTGTTTAGTTTATGAGCGAGCCTAGTACGGGTATACCTGCCCGTGTGGGTGCCACCTAGCCACACTCCCGACCTTTTGTTTATTGTCGCGGTTCACGACGCCATTAGTTACTGCTCAAGCGTCTTACCCTCACGCCATGCGGTCGTGCTGTTTAGCTATGAAATGGGGCGCGCTTGTCTACCCACGCTTGCCGTGTGTTACCGGTCACCATGCAATCGGTGTAGGTCTATGCGTCTATATGTTTTTAGGGTTTGCGTATGCCTTGTAGACATGCGATACCGATTGAGATTAGCAGCGCGTACCACGCCAAAAGCTGCATTAAAACAGCCTTTGTATAGCTAGCGCGTGAGAGACAGCGCCCGAACCTACGAAATAATCTGTTACTTCGTCCCCGTCTTGGTGTCCCATCAAGGCAAGTACCCAATGCGTCCATTCCAAAGGTTTAGCGCCAACAAAATTAGATTTAAGCGGTGAGCACGTCAAAACGTCACTAGTGATTTGTAGATCATTAGTACGGCCTTTACGACCATTTGGTACTTTTATTAGTACTGGCTCCCAATTATTGGCTATTCTGCTGCCGCTTGGAAACGCTGACGGCTTGTGCCATACCACTACGCGTATGCCGTTACGGCTATCGGTTTCAACGACCGATAAGTACGTGCTTAGGCTGTGTACGCTCATCGCAATAGCCCAACCGTCATAGTTGGCGTTCAACTCTGCCACTAAATTTTTATGGGTTTCGGGGTTGTCCCATTTGTAAGCCTCGGGGTGGTTATCGGCTTGTCCTTGCCCGTTGCCGTTACCGCAACCGCCCGCCCCATACCATCGTACGGCCCTACCCAAGTACGGCGGGTCGGCTATGCACAGTTTCACGCTTTAGCTTTCGGTATTGTCTTTAAGCGGCTGATTTTGTCCGATGCTTCGGTAAACGTAATACCAGCGGGGGGCGCTGGTAGGCCGCGCTCTGTAAGCATTGTGTTTAATAGCCGTAGTTGTGCGTCTGTTGCTAGCCCCCGTGGCTTGTCGCTGTTGGCATGGGGGAAGTGCGGCGATGCCGGCGCTGCTGCTCGAGATCCTACGGCGGCACGTTCTGTAGGTTCGTCGTTCTTTGGGTAACGCGGTCGGTATTCACCCGGCTTCATAGGCTCTGTACTTGGGTGGTTATTGGCTTGTGCTGTACGTACTTCGTTTTGTGACGCTATGCCAACGTCAATACCAAAACCCATGTAACCCAAACAGCGACCGAGCGCACTTGTCGCGCCGTTTTGCTGTTCTGACTCTTTAGTGAACGGTGTACGCCCGGGCCATACTTCCCAACAGTACGCGCGCCCCGGTAGTAGATCATCGGCCGAACGAAAAACGGTAACCGCGCATTGAATGTAAACGCGTTCGCCAATGGTGATTAGCTCGGGTGCGTCCTCAACTATGCGTAAATCGGGGTGTTTGTGTAGCGCAAGGTTTAGGCGGTGTTTAACGTCTACGTATTCGGATAGGTCAAAGCTCATCGTAATGCCGTTTGCCTTTGTAGTCTTTGGCTAGTTCGTACGCTTTGACGGCGTCGCCGTCGTTTAATGCTCGAGCCAATGTGTCGGCCCATGATCTGTAGAAACCTAGTTCGCTGGCGTATTCGCGCCATGCGTCACGGTCGGCGGTCATTACTAGTAGCTGCTCTTTGTATGGGTTGTCGATGCCCGTTGAGTCTTTTGCCCATTCAATTTTACGGGGTACGCCGTCGTAGCTGTCGCTCATCGGTAGAACTTGTCGCGGTTGTTGCGTAGTTCTTCTCGTTCTATTTCGCGTTGCATACGTCGCATGGCTGCCCATGCGCTGTGCATTGTCCAACCAAAGAACACGGCCCAAAAGAATTGCCAATTACTCATTAGCGACCACCCATACGGTAGCTGTAGAGCCTGTAGAGGTGATGCGGCGGCGTCCTGAGTCTGTTAGCCAGCCTTCGGCGGCTAGGTCACAGATACGGGCCGACACGCTGTTAAACGGTAGTGAGATTAGGCGGCGGGTTTCGTCTGCTGTTAGTCCGTTGCTTGAGTCTTTAATTATGTTGTAGATCCGTACACGCGCTGCACCTGATTTGCCTAAAGCTCGCCGCGCTGCGTCTTGACTTACGGGGTTTTTACCCGGCACCGTATGGTTGGCGTCTAGTGGTAGCCGTTCGGCCCTGTAGCGCTGTATAGCGTTTCGCATGGCTTCGGCTGTATCTTCGGCTTGTGCTGGCATGTCTATTACGATGCGGTCAAATAGTGACGGTTGCGCGCTCATAGTCCCGCCTCGTTAATGCGGCGCTCAAGATCCATAGCAAACACGTCGAGATTGTTAGCAGCTGCTAAAAGGTCGGCTACTAGCTGGCCGTCGTCGAAAGCGTGGGTTTGTGCATGCTTTCGTAGGTCACGGGCTAACAGCGTAAGCGGTTTGTATTGGCTAGCTATTTGCCAGCCGGGTTTATGGTTATTCATTTTGTCGGGTTACCTTTCGTCGGGAAATGTGGAAGCACCATAACAGATTATTCACGGGGCGTGTGTCATTTACCCGACGTTGCGCGCCAGTTGCCTAAGCCTTTACCGCCGTTGTATAACACGGCCGCTACTTTAAGGTTGCACCCAAGTTTTAATAGGGCTTTAGCGTATTCTGCTCGAGTTACCGCGCATGTGTCCATTGTGACCGTACGCCAGCTGCTATTGACCTGTAGCGCCCCTAGATCTCTAGTGCCGTTACGACGGACGACGGAACGGCTAGCGGGGTTGCATCGCGACTCGCGCCACATAATCGGGCCAAAGATTTTAGGCGGTAAACCGTAGGCCTTTAGTTGTGTATGAAACTGTGGGCAATCTTTGACGGGTGCGGCGGTTGCTCGAGCTGGCACCGCAAACGTACATAGCAATAGTGGAAGTAAAAGTATTTTGGGCATTGTTCTAGCCTTTCGTCGGGTGTTAAAAACCCTAGCGAATAGGGCAACCGATGTGGGGGCAATGCCCGCAAACCCTTACGGCTTAGGCAAACTACGCCACGCCGCCTCAAATTTGGCAGCGTCGGCGGCCATTTCTTTAGACAGTTCAATATGAAACCAGCGGGGCGAGCCTTGATAACTGCCTGCGTTGTCGGTGGCTGTGAATATCTTTACCCCGGCTTTGCCTTCGCCGCGTGAGCAGCGGTAACCAGCGCCGTAATCGCCGTAGGCGTACCAGTGGATTTCTACTATGCCCATGCGTTCGGAATGTTGCACCGTTTTACCGTCAATAATTGAATTACCTAGTAGCCAATCCCAAATTATGCGGGCTTGTTTTTCGTCGGTGTATTGAGCGTCTACGGCCGCCCCGGTGCTATGTACGGATAGTTGCGGGGGGTTAGCGCCGTTTTTCATGTTGCGCACGACATAGGTGCCTAGGGATTTTACGCCCCATCGTTTAGCCATGAGATCTAGCAGCTTGCGTATGCCGGGTGTTTCTTTACCGCCGTCGTATGCGGGGTAATAGGGGTACGGCCTTGTCATGGTTGCGGCGGTTGTTTGTCTTTAAGGCCGTTGCCGGCTAGCAAGCCGATTAGGCCGCCGGAGAGTGTAAGCAACATAGACGAAAGCACAGAGATTTGGGCGGCGTCTAGTTCGGCCATTTTCTCGGGTTGTGTCACAAAGAGCAAACCGTACAAGATTGTAAATACTGATCCGACAAATGAAAGCGTTAGACCTATCGCCACAATCATTACTATTCGGGCTTTTATTTCTTCGTTGCTGTGTCTGTTATCGGGTTTCATCGGCATTTAGCACCTTCTGCGTATCGGGGGGCGGTTGTGGTTTCGGTTGTAGTTGTTTCGGTTACAGCTGTTAGGGCTTTGTTTTTAGTTGGTGGGCAGTTGAGGCGTTCACGGTCTGCGCATCCTGTGAGGGTGATGAGGGTGGCGCTAATCAGCAGTAGGCGTTTCATCTGTTGCCTCTGCTGTTAGTTTTGCTATTTCTTCAGGTGTTAGTTCCCGAACAATGGTTTTGCCTGTGAGGGCATCATGAAATGTTCCTAGTAGGGGTTTCATTAGTTATGCCTTTCGGTATCCGTACACCGTTATGGTGCCTGTCCATGTGCCTGAAGTTGGGTAAACGGTAAAACCGTCAGCAGAGTAATTAGCCTTGTATCCACCCATTGCCCACCATCTCACACCAGCAACAGCGGCCTCAAAGTTCACTGCATCATGTTGAACAAGAGTTGGAGTATTTCCAAACGGGTCGTATATGTCCATAGCAAAAGCGTACGGAAACGACGCTATTCCACCGTTTGAGAAATACATAGTAGTTGCACCACTTGAGGAACTGTCTTGTGCATTGGTGTTATATAAACGAGCGTTTGTTGCTTGATAATTTGCGCCACTTTGGTCGGTAGTTGATGCCCGCAATCTCATATTAAAATTAACAAGAGAACTAGAAGGTATGTGGCTTCCGATAATTCTATAATTTGTGTAAGCACTAGAAAAACAGTTGTTAATACTTACTGCAGATGACCCTGAATAAGTAGTACTGCTGATATAGACCAGCCCTGAGTTAGCCAAATACGTATTTGTATCGGCAGCCGTCAGCACCTCGCCAGTCGTAAAAGTCTTAATAGCCATAGTTAAAATCCTAACTTATTGTTGTCGAGTTTGCCGTAAATAGCATCGTTTAGAATGAGATATGCGTTGGTGTCCTGCCCGGACATGTAGACGGTAACCCGCGTTTGGTTTGCGGTTGCGCTAATTGAGATACCTTCCAAAATGGTATTAAAAGTCTGGCCCCTGAAGTAGATCCGGCCCAAAGAGTTAATAGCGCTAGTAATAACCATGATTGCATCGGTGTTAAATTGGCCGAAACTGTTGTTAATTTGCTGAACATCGGTAAAAGTTATGGACGCTAGCGTTTGGTCTTTTGATTGGAAGTTGTTTAACACCCATAGCGCGTGATCGGCGGCTTGTGCTGTCGAGTAGTCTATTGTGTCTTTGTTTTGGCCGTAAATTGGGGTTACGCCTAGTGTGGCGGTTTGTTCTGCTACAGCTGCCGGGGTGATAGTAACCGAGGTGTAGTAGTTGTCGGCGCTGCTTCTAAATTCTATTTCGTCGTATTTTAATTGGTACAAATAAGGCGCGCCGGTGCCGTCGTTCCAGTAAAAAGTTGTTTGGACTGGGGTGTTTCTACCAAACCAAAAAATAGTTGGGGTTGCGTGATAACTGGCACTGCCGGCGTACATTCGCGCTTCTTCGGTGCGGGTAATGATATTGACAAGGTTAAAAGCGTTGCCCGTGTACGTTAAAGCGCTGCCAATAGAACGGCCGTCAAATTGGCCGATGGACAGACCTGCAGTTGAGGCCACTTGTAGTATTTGCTCATCGGTGCGATCTTCGGCTAGCGCGTAGTCGTTTAGTTGGGCGCGGCCCCAATCGGCCTGTAGGCCTTCACATTCAATAGTTACCCTGTCGTCGTTTGGCACCATTCCGTAGTTAATTTTTACGTCGCGGACGCGGCCCCAAAAGGCCGCAAAATTGTCGGTACCAATAACCGCGCCAGTCTTGTAAATGTAGGCGATAATTACGTCGCCTAGCTTGGGTGCGGTAGCCCATGTAGACGGAAAAATAGAGTCTACGGTCATGGTATCTATCGAGTAGTCGTCAATTTGTAAACGACGCCCGCGAAAAATGTTTAAGTCCTGCACATTGGGCAGCGTCACCCATGATCCAGCAGAAAAAAAATCTACCTTCCATTCAAAAGCGGTCGCCATTATTGAACCGTTACCGGTAGTGGGCCATTGCTTCGGTTGTAGCGGCGTAGCGCGTCTACTACCGCTTGTGGGTCGCCGCCGTTTACGTTTATGTTTATGGTGTTTCCACCGCCGCCAAAGTCGCCTAGACGGTCTAGAGGGATTATTGCCTCTGCCCCGGCCTCGCCCGCAATAATTGACGTTGCGCGGGTCACTATGCCACCGTCGGCCATAAGCGTACCCATACCAAAATTGCCAAAGTCGATACCCGAAAAGTTGATACCTGAAAAGTCAAAATTAGAAAAATCGAAAGCCGCCGGGCCAGTAGCGCCACCGCCTGCCATTACTGCGCCTGTAGCGGCCGTAAACCCGCTTGTAAGGCCTTGTACGCCACTTACGGTATTAACTGCGTTGAGGCTAGGGGTGTAGTTGGCTATCACGGCTTCAATGCCTGCGACAAGGCTTGCGCCTGCGGTTACGCCAGCTTGATAAAATTGTTTTGCGCTGTTTACGCCTACGGTGTCGGCGATGCTTTGTACGTCTGCCGTTAATGTATTGGCCTCGAGAATTGCCCCGGCGCTGCCTAATAGTTCTTCGGCTATGAGTGTGCCGCCGTCTACGCCAGCTGCTAATACTTGCTGTAGGGCCGACTCTGAAAGCCCGGCAGCCAACAGACGATTTACCAAAACGCCAAAATCTTTAACCTTTGTCGCTTGTTTTTTAAGGTTGTCTAAAAAGGTTTTAGGTGTTGCTTGAGCTGTTACTAGCTTTTGTTCTGACGCAGTAAGTTTGTTTGTCGCTTCGTTTAGGTCAAATCGTGCGGCGGCTAGATCGTCGTAGGCGGCCGCTGTTTTTTCGGGGTCGTCGCCTTTGGCTGCTTTAACGTATGCGGCTTGAGCCTTTGCTACGTCTGTTGTTAATTTTGCTACGTTTTTTTGTGCGGCTGCCACGTCTGCCGATGCGTCGGCTACAGCCTGAATATTGTCGGCTGCTGTCTTTTGAGCGTCGCCAAAACTAAAAGACGATTTAACAGAGTCAGAAACCGATTTAGCGTAACTATTAAATTTTTCGGTCGCGGTATCTAATACGGCGTTGGCTTTTTCTAGGGCTGCCGTCATCTGATCGCGTAACGCGTCCTTGAGTTTAGTTACTTCTTCGGCTAGCGCTTTAGCGGCTGCTTTTGCTTTAGCGCTGGCGGCTGCGGCTTTTCTAGTTGCTTCGGTGTTTTTATTTGTTTTAGTTGTGCCGTCGTCCGTCGTTATGCCTAAGCCTTTAAGCATTTTTTCGTACTCGAGTTGAGTTGCTGTGGCTGTCTTTGTGGCGCTTGTGTTTTCTTTGTTTGCTTTTACGCTTCCGCTAATTTTCTTGGCCAATATGGCTAGGGTTGCGGCCCCGGCAATAGCTGTACCAATACCAATAACCGTAGCTACTTGCACTGCTGTAAATGACGTGGCTAATGCAATGTTGGCTGCTGTGGTAATTGCCGCAATAGCGCTAAAACCAGCCATAACGCCATTAACTAAAACAATGGCAGCGGCTAGGCCGCCGATAACGACGCCCATAGTCACGATTAGCGGGGCGTTGTTGCTGGCAAATTCTGCAAACTTGGATAGCAAACCAACAGCGATAGCCATAACGGGTAAAAACCCTTTACCTATGTTGGTTTTAGCGTCTTTTATTTGGGCGGTTAAAATGCGTTGCTTGTTAGCTGCGCCGTCTGCTGTACGGGCAAAGTCGCCCTGCTGTAAGTTTGTCTGCTCGAGTATGAGCGCTTGCGCGGCAAGGCTTTTGTTTTGTGGTGTTAATGCGTCTTTGGTTGTTTTGACTAGCCCTAGCTCTAAAGCCTTTGCGCGTAGTGACGCGTCGTCTAGCAAAATACCGAAACGGCGTAGCGGCTCTGCCTCGCCTCGTAAGCCAGCGCCTAAAGCTAGTACGGCATCTTCGGGGCTTGTGTTATTAAATGAGGCTAGGTCAGTAGCTAGGGTCGTGAACTTTACGGCCATGTTGCTTAGATCGGTGCCGGTTAGGCCAGCTGCGGTACCTAGTACGCCAAAAGTCCCGGCGGCTTTTAGGGCTTCGGTTTGTGATTGACCTAAAGACGTTGCGGCCGTCTTAGAGAAATCCATAATAGCGGTAGACGCGTCGCCAAAAATTACTTCGCTTTTACTTGCTTCCTCGTTAAAGTCGCTAGCCAATTTGGCGGCCCCAAATGCCGCAACACCTAGCGCGCCTAGCGCGGCTGCGGCGGGTAGGAAAGCTTTTTTAAGGGCGTAGCCCGCTTTGGCTGAATTTGTGTCAAGCGCCTTAAATTCGCGGGCGGCTTTCTCAAAACCCTTGGTATCTAGGCTCGAGAGAATTGGAATGTTTAGAGCCATTAGCGGTACTCAATCTTTAGGTTCTTGTTCATTTTGACAGATACCCGGTCAATTATTTTGGATAGTTCGCTCTGTACGGCTGGCATGACAGCGACAACGCCGGGGGTAAGTGATCGAGACGCCCTCGGGTTAGGGCCTTCGCCTTCGGTTATAAGGTTTGTCACAAATTGCGAGCCTTCACGAATACCGGCGTGATCCCATAAGGCGGCGGCGGCGTCTGTCTGTTGAGCGACCAGCAGCGCATAGGGGCGAGCCTTAAAATCTATGGTTTGTGTGTAGGCGTTGTTTATGCGTCGGCCGTCCATAATTAGTGGGCGGTTAAACGTTACGGTACGTTCACGGCTGGCGCGTTTACCTACAACTGTTTTTACACCGGCTGTAACGTTTTTAATCCTGTAGATAGTTTCGTTACGGCCTTTAATCATTGAGCCTCGAGCCATACCCGATAGTGGGTAATCGGTTGGGATCATTGACCGCGCCGACTGTACGACCATACGGCCCGCGCCAGCCTGAATATCTGTAGTGATTTGGCGTCTAAATTTAGGGTCGAATTTGTTTAGTTCGGCGAGCGTTTGCTGTATGCCGAATACTTGAGCGCTAGCGGCGACGGGCATTAGCTCGCTCTCGTTCTCGAGCTTGTGTGTTTAGAACATCTACTACGGTTGCTAGATCGGCTGCGTCGAAATCTATCGACGGTGGCCAAAAGTGAACCGCTACCAGTAGTTCGGCTAGTTGTCGGCGGTAGCTGCCGACTCTGTAGGGTTTGGGTTTTCACTATCTACAACTTCCAGCGCGGCGCACTCTTTAATAAATTGGTCGAATGAAACCGGTACCACGATATTAGCCATTTTTGACGCTTCGTATGCCATGTACGCTAGGTGTTCCATTGCTACGCCGCTTGCTAGATCGCTGGCGCGCATTTTGTATTTGCGTTCCCATAGCACTACTACCATTAGGTTCGTAGATACTTCGTATACGCCGTCGTTGCGGGTTACTCGAATTGTTATATTCATGTCGGGCCTTTGTTTAGGGGTTTAGATTAGTTTGTGTCTACGGTGTAGACGCCGCCAGTAAAAACCACGTCCATAGTGGTTAATTCTGAAAGCGCAAAACCGATTGGTAGCGAGGCTAAAAAAGTGCCGGTCAGGGTTAGTCCGGGATTGGTTACGGTGTAGGTACCGGGTGTTACTGGCTTTTCAGGCGACACAATAACGGTAGTCGTAGTCCCTACTAAACCGTTAAGGGTAATCCAAGTTTCAAGAGCTGCAAACGAGCCGTAAAGAGACAAAGTGAGAGAATGATCTCCAAGTCCTTTTACGTATTTGTTGTCTACATCGCCGAAGGCAGTAGCCGTAAGTTGCGCGTAGTCAATAGAAAAAGTAGCGGCGGTGCATTGGTCGGAAATGTCCACCGAGTTTACTATTACGTGTGGGTTGCTTAGAAGTGTGCTAGTAGCCATAGGGGTTAATCCTTTGTTTCGGTTTCTGTGTCGGTGTCTGTCTCTGTTTTAGCAGATTTAGCGGCCTTAGTGGTGGAACTTTGGCCGATGAAACCGCCAGCTACTAAAGCGTCAATATTTGCGCCAGCGTATCGTTTGTCGTTAGGGTCAAATTTTGCCCCTACGGTGCCTAGACGTTCTGAAAGAATTACGTACATTTTGTGCCTAACTTGTTTGCGCTTGAATGTTTATGTTTAGATCGTAGGCGGGTAGCTCTACCCCGCCGATAATAGCCATAGTTGGGCGTCCATCGGTGACACCTACAGACGCGTTTAATACTTTGGCCGCCAAATTCATTAGCGACCGTTGGGCGTCTAGGTTGCCGGGGCCTAAAGTGATGCACCTAACCGGAAACGACATTTTAACTATGTTGCCGTTGTAGGCCTGAAATGTGGGCGCGTCGATAAAGACGCAAGGCGGGACAAGGTTGCGGGGGTCGGTTACTACTTGTAGCCCGGTAATTGTTCCAAGTTTCGCCGCTAGGTCGTCTAGGCACTCGTTAAACAAGTCTGTAAAGGCGACTACGGGCATTAGGCGAGCGTTGGGCGGTCAATACCCAATAGTTGTTTAATCGTGCCGTTAAGGCCGTTGGTGCTGGCGACGCCGTAGCCGTCAAAAGTAGCCATATCTTGTAGGCCGCCGCGCTGGCGGTACAGAGCGCCGCCGTATTGTGTCGTTCCAAGTTTTACGGCCCCGTTGGGTGCTGGCGTTAGTAGGTCTTGATACCCGGCAATTTTTCTACGTGTAAAACAAAATTCGTTTGCGGCAGCTGCGCACACGGTTAGGAAGGCCGCATCTGCGGCGGTTGCTGTCCCGATGCCGAGCCAGTCCTCAATATCGCCGGCTGTAATCCAAGTACAAGCCACAAGATCATTAGCTACGGTGCCGGTAGTTGCGCTGCGTTCTACGTTGTCGGCGGTTAGTGCGTAAATGATTTGGTACGGAATAGGTTCGTTGTAGTCGTACTCTAAATCGCCTTCGTCGCTAACGCCTGTAAAAAGATATTCGGGTGTTGCGTATACGGTGCGTGATCCGTTAAATGTGGCATTTACCCCGGCGACGGTGACTACATCGCCGGGGTCTATGTCGTGTTGCTCAAGTAACTGTAAAGACGCGTAATTAGTTATTAGCGTTTTATGTGTGACTGTGTAAATAGCCATTGGCGGCTAACCGCCTTTCGGGCTAAACGAACTTGACGAATTTTGTAGCGTCGCGCATTGAGCCGGCTGCATAACCGCGGAAAGCGATTGTACGGCTAAGGCTTGAAGGCACGTCGATACTAATTGCGCCCTTTGGCTGCTCGAAGTAGTGGTAGCCAGCTGCGGGGCCTGCTGCGTGTCCCATGAACGAGCCGGGTGCGTTCTTGTCTACGACAAGTACAAGGCCTAGCGGGTTGCCGTTCCATGTGTTCGCTGCTGCGTTGCCTGCTGCGTTTTGTCCCATGAGGTTAGGTGCGCCCGTGTATGGGAATACCGGACGATTTTGGTCGTCTACGCTGCTTGAAAGCGCGGCCCAACTGGCGGGGGTTACGAACATGTGGCTAGGCAAGTAGTTCGAGCTTTCGGAGATTTGGCGCGCGCCGTCGTAAACGGCTGCTACCCAATCTGCACCTACGGCGGTGTCGGCTACTGATGCTGTCTGAACGATTGCGGCGTGGCAGTTGTCAATAGCGTAGTTGTCTGTGGCCTGTCCATAGGCAATAGCAAGCTGCTCAAGAACGATATTGAGCGATGCGGGATCTGTCCAATCGAGATCTTGCTCGGACATGGTTACGTATGTACCGAATGTAAGTTTAGAAACGTCGGTATTTGACACGGTTACGGTCGAAGGGTCAAGCGTTGTGTTTTCGCCTGTTGGCTGCTGCGTTACGACTGGTCGTACTGTAATTTTTGGAAGGCGGAACGTTGCGCCAGCTGTAGGCATTGCGCGAGTACCGATAGCCGACACGAAAGGACGGATAGGATTTAGCCCGTCATACACGGTACCCGTGATGATTTCGGGCAAAATGCCCGGGGTGCTAGAAGTGTCGATAAATGGCGCGGCAGCTTTAATTTGTGCGTTAATTTGCGCAAACTCTGACGGGCTAGACGCATAGGCGGCCATGTATTGCGCTGCGCTAGGCATAGTGAAACGCTTAGGCGCTTCGGCCCAAATTGGCGCGGTTGGTGTTGCTGCCTCTACGGCTGCTACTTCGGGTGTCTTTTCCATTTCGGGGGTTTCCTCATCTAGTGGGTTTTCTTGATTATTGTCTAAATCGTCGGGGTTGTGGTGGATACTTGCCGACGCGTAAACCTCGGTTATTTTGGCGGCGTTAAATGCCGGTTGTGGCACTAAAGAAATCTCGTCGATTACAGCTGCCGTGATGCGCATTACGCCGGCGTCGTCGGTCGTCCATTGTTGGGGTGAGATACCTACGGAAACGTCAAGTACCCCGTCTGCTGAAAGAGTCAATGCGGTATCGCCGAGAGGCGTGGCACTAATGCGGGCAGAAAATAGAAGTTCGTTAGGGCTTGAATTATCGAGCTGCGTAACAATGCCGACGGGTTGGCTCGAGTCGTGGAACATGTAAACGCGTGGCATGCGATCAGGCGCGGAAAGGCTGCCCGGTTCAAATAAAACCGTTTCGCCTGAACTTACTGACGCGGTTACGCCATATGGGGCGGCAATGCCCATAATTACACGCTGTCCGGTACGGCTGCCGTCCGGTGCTGCTGCGTCTACTGTTATTGCGGTAGCGGTTAATTTAATCATTAGTTCAAAGGTACTCTAACTGTTTCTTCGATTGTTGGCATTTCGTCGGGCATTTCGCCGCCGTAGCCACCCATGTAGTCGGCCGCTAAATACTGTTTAGGGTTTAGTCGTACATAGGTACCGCGCGGTAGTACGTTGTCGCCGCTCAATGTCTGCGATATGCACTCGCTGTAGGCCTTGCATGCAAATAGCCATAGCTGCTGGCGGGCGTCGGCGTTGTTCGAATAATTGTAACCACCGATAGACAAGTTACATAAAAAGCCGGGGATATTGGCAAGGCGTGACATCTCGAGCGCCTGAAAGTTGCGCGCCTCGCTTAATAGCATTTTGTCCGGTGTTGCGCTTGTTTCGCTGTACGTCAAGTGTTCCGAGATTGCCGCAACGCTGTTAGACATGCGGGCCACGTTAAACGATTGCGCCATTTGTGCTAATTCTTCGCTGCTTAAAGGCTGGCCGCCAGTTTGTTTAAGTACGCCGGAAGGCTGCACCGCAACCGCGTTACGGTTAGCGGCTTGCTCGAGCTTTAGCGCCGTGTCAATAGCGCGCGGGGCAACAGTTGTTAAAGCCTGAATAGGGCTAATGAATTGCACAACGTCTTTATAGTCAAGCGGTAAACCCAAAAACATAAGCTGTTTAGACGGGCCAAAACTTACGTTACCTTGCTGATCTAAAGTCGTTACAAGGTTTGCCGGTAGACGTTGAAACGACGCGGGGTAGCCGTCGGCCGTCCTAGTTTTAACATGTAGGTAGCCCACGCCGAAAAAAAATAAATCGTCAAATAACCATGAAAGCGTAAAATTGTTTGTATTGTCCGGGTCTAACCGTTGTAACCAGCTGCGGGGCGCTAATGGTATTTCTTCCATTTCTTCGCCGTTCCATTGCAAGGTATACATTTCAAGCGGTAGGCAACCAATAACCGACGCGATGAGATCACGGGCGCGGGAAATAGTCGGTACTGACATACAACGGGCGCGCGCTGCGTCGTCTGCGTAGGCGTAATACGGTGGCCCAATTTGGCTAGCGCCCTGATTGCCTTGCTGTTGGTATCCGTAACCTACAGCGGCTTTTACTTCCGGTTCGGCTATGCCGTAAACGGGTTTTGGGTCGCGTCGAAATAAAGCCATAGGCGCATTATGCCACAAGGTTTACCCGTTGGGGTGGAATTGGGGCGCCCGACGCGCCCCAAAACCGATCTAATGCTAACCGTTAGAGAACGCGACAATAGGTTTAGCGTTATTAGCCGGGCGTGAAACCATTGCGACAGCGAACACCATAGCTCGCGCCATTTCGATAGGGCCACTAGATCGGGCCGATGATAAAGCTACGGTTTGCTGGTGGCGTACAAGTACGGCGCGCTCGGTTTGCTCTACTAAAGATATTTCGCCTGAATGTGCTACGCGGCCTTCGACAATTAAAGCGCGTACGCCTTGTGTCCATCGGCCTAGTTCGCGGTACCCAACTATGGCGCGGCGGCTGTCATATTCGCGGGGGCATGAAATCTCAAAAGGCGGGGTAATGGTTAGCGATAGTGACGGGTCGCGCATTTGTTCCGCAATTTTTTTCCATGCTGCCGCAAGGCTGTCCACGTCAAAAGCGACGGTAACTAATGATCGGTTGGCGTCTTGTACGGCGCGTACGCCTACATAGCGCGTACCGTCTATCGAAGTTTCTACAGATAATGTGCCGCCTTTAGGTATTGGGTCGTTAGTTGCGCACGACGCCCATAGTCCCGGCTCGAGCCATGCGGTGCTGCTGGCTACCCAAATGTTTACCGATGATCTAAGAAACGCCGACCGGTTAGGCGCTTTAGCTTCGGCGTGTAAAACGTCAATAGTTAAACCACCCCGACCGATAGAAGGGTTGGCCATTTTCCATGCCTCGGGGCTCATCGGGTCAAGTGTTCCCGGGGGCGACCATTCGGCAAAGTACATAGGGCCAACTTCGCCGGCGTCAATTTGCCGTAAACCCTGACCGCGCCAACGTAGCAACGCATGGCTATTTTGCGTGCCAGCTGTAGAAACCATAAGGCAAATAGGGTTAGTTACGGCACGTTGCGTAGGAAGTAGCCCGGTGTCTATTGCGTCCTCGGAAATGTCCCAACATTCATCTATATAAAGAAATGACGCGCTATAGCCGTGACCGGCTTGGGGCGTAGCTGCTCTAACAATCCACCGGTGCCCGTGTATTTCTAGTTCGTTACGGCCATACGACCAAGAAACTTTAGCGCCAAATTTTTCTTGCAAAATTGGGGCGAGATACTTAAACATTGAAACGGCTAGGTCGAGTTTGTGGGCTACAGAGATAGCGACACAACTACCGCCCCGGCGCGGTGCCTCAATAGTTAGAAACCAACCTATGCACGCTGCGCCTAACAGACTTTTTCCATTTTGTCTCGCAACGGACAAAAGCGATACCCGGCGTAAAAAATTGTCGTCGTTGTCTAAAGCAGTGATGCCATGTAAACAACGGACTTGCCACGGGTAAAGCTCTACGCCTAACACGTCCCTAGCGAAACCCAATATCTCCGTAGCTCGTGATCGGACGTCATCGGGCGTAATCGTTTCTAGTCTTGGCCGGTCGTCGCCAGTTTCGACCACGCTTAGTGGTTCTTGGGATATACGATATGGTGCGT